TGTCCCCATTTCACGATTTCTTCTAAATCCAATGATTCATCTACAACCGCAAAGTATACACGGTCCGGTTCATCGTCGAAAATCAATTCTTGCGGTGTATCGGTCACTAACCACCCTGCTAAGTCTTCCTTTAACTTTTGGAGATCGGGGAAACTATTAGCTTTAATCAACACAGGGACTTCAATTTGTCTTGGATTCGTTACGGTATCTGTCAGGTACCCGCCCGGCAAACCTGGTACAGTCAAAATATTCCGTTGGAGAGGTGCCCAAGGAGGACGTTTTCTACCTCGAATTATTGTGATATAGTCTTTTCTAATTCCGCGAAAAGTCATTCCATACACGAAAACTACCTCCCCCTAAAACGTTTGTGCCGATTGTCATGCAATGTGTTGAGATCGTTAACCGGTTTACGAATTGCTTTTGCAACCTCATATTCTCCGATCTGCACAACAAGTGATTGATTATTGATGGCTTCAAGTTGATTTGTCTGCACCTGAAGCATAATTTTAAACAATTCAGCTAACTGATTGAATCCTTCTCTCAAGATCATTAATTCATTTTGTAACGACGGACTATCTATCTGATGTTTTAAAAGCAACTCTTGTTTGTTTGCTTTAATTGCTTGTGCTGCAGAACTAATATTAAGTGAAACTTTTCCCATATCCGCGTGGAATTTTTCTTTGGTAGTTTTCACTACATAATCTATTGCTTTTTGTATATAGCCAATATTACGCTTTATACCTTCTGCAATACCGGCAGGAATCCACGGAGCAACTTCATCCCGCATTACTCCTGACGGAGAGTGAATCCTTAGCGTTCTCTTAATCTCATTTTCAATTGTCTTCGCAAGCGCTCTAGCTTGTTTTCTTAACGGACCATCCATGTTTCTAAGTCCTTCAATCAAACCTCTTACAGTATCTCTTCCAAGGGCTTTCCCGCTATTTCGTAAACTCCCTAATTTCGCCACGGTTGATGATAAAGATAGCAATTTATTAATAAAATCTTTTTTCGCTTGGTCCAATTCTTTATTTGCAGCTGCTGTTAAACTTTTTATTTGTGCCTGTGTTGCTTTCTTCAACGGTTCTAACTCAATTGCAGCCTGTTGTGCTGCGATCTTGTGTTTTTGTCTCCACAAATTTACATAGTTATTAAGTTCTGTAGCTGACATGGACGCAATGGCTTGAATTTCATCAGCATACCCGATGCCTAACTCCCGCAACTCGTTCACAAAATCTTTTGGCGCTCTTTTTGATAGCTTTTTAATGTTGTCATAAAACAGGTTCATCACTTGAAGCTGATTTTGTAAATTTGAAAACAAAGATTGTTTAGAAACCTGTTCGATTTTAACATCATCAAAGAGCCCAAAACTTTGATAAATTTCTTTTGTTCTTTCCGCCAACTGTTTATTGTAATTCTCATTCGCTTTTTTTATGTCTTGAGCAAGCTTATCATTAATTGACTTGACCTTCTTTAAATAAGCATCGCTAGCAGACTTCACACTTTTATTTAAGCTTTCCCTAGCTTTCTTTTCTGCAGCAATCTGTGCAGCAGTTCTTTTTGCTGTTAAATCTTGTATCCTTTTGATTTCTAAGTTGACTTTCCTTACTTGATCGGCAGTCTTAGCATAATGGGAACGGATATATTTTAGTTCTTTGATATATCCAGAAGTACTAGTTATGCCCATTTTGTATTTATACTGGGCCTTAGACATTGCTTCATTGAATGCCTTTTTTACGGCATTTGCCATCGCAGTGGCGCTCGCTACGGTCTTTTTCGTGTTTTTCTTAATCCCAACAGAAAAACCAGCAGCATAGTTTTTCCCTTCCTTCTCCGTTTCTTTAGAAGGAGAATGGGAATCAATTGCTCTTTTCAATGCAGAAAGAGCCATTTTTCCGAGACTCCATGCTGCTCTCCCAATAGGCCCGCCACCTGATCTGATTCCGATTTCAAATCCTTGCCAAAAAGCCGTTCCTGCGCTGCGCGTTCTGACACTCCGTAATCCTGACTCACCTTTACTTGCGACTGATTTACCTGCTGAATAAGCTCCTCCTTGTTGCGATCTTAAGCCGCCGACAAATTGTGTTCCAGCTCTTCTACCGCCGCCACCATCAGTCGTTTTTCCTAATGTTCCAGACACCATTCCGCTTATAGTGTTTGCTGCGGATTTGTTACTCATATAAGTCGAAAGAATTCCTTGTTGATGTTTACTACCTTTTTCTTGACCATGTTTTCTGGCGCTATCTTTTCCTTGAGCCAAACCTTCATCCGTTGCACTTTTTACGCCTGCTGCAGCTTGTTTGTTGCCGGCTTTTGTGCTCTCTAGCCCTTGTTTATGAGCCTGTCCTTTGTCCTTACCTGCTTTACCCGCACGATCTTTCCCTTTCTCCATTTCGGCTAAGGTTTCATTGACCATTTGTGTTGCTATTTTCTTAGCCTCTTCTTTTGTCATTCCTGTAGATTCGAGAAAGGTTTGCAAGTGCTGTTGGTATAACTTTTTCGTTTTCTCAGAAAAGTCAGCACTTGATTTTAAAACTTCTTCCGTGTGAGCTTTCCACCGCTCAATGTATTCTCGATCGGATTCCTCAATTTGAACCGTGAATCCGTTCATATCGGTAAAAAATTTCTTTTGCCGTTCGAAAATTTTTCCGGTTGCAATATCAATCAATTGTCCGCGAGTATCTAAATTCTTTGCTAAAGAGCTAAGAGCTGCATCTCTTTCTTGCGCTGCTCGCGCTAACATTTCATTAGTGCGAGTTTCGACTCCGACCATTAGATTGTTATATTGCTCTTGACTAATTTTCCCTTGCGTGAGGGCTTTCTCAAAAGTTTTTTGTTTTTCCGCATACCATTGATTCGCGGATTCAACTGATTTCTTATATGCATCATTAATTGTTGTAAGATACCCTTGAGCTTCTTCTGTTAATATCTTCCCTTGATTACTAGCGATTGATTTTTGAATAGCAATTAATTCATTTTGAGATCTTGCAAATTCCAGGGAGCCTTTTTGCATTATCGAAAGAGCTTCCTGGTATTTTGCCGCAAATTCAGCCGGCATTTTTGATAGATCATTTTGGTACTTATCATGAGCCACTTTAATGGTGTCTAGTGCTTTTTTATAATTAGCAATATCCTTATCAAAATTTTCAATGATTTGATTAGTCATCTCTTGGGCTTTCTTCTTCCCTGCGTCTCCAGCTATACCATAAACCTCATTAATTGCATTAGTCAGCCTGTCTCTTTGCGTTTCTAACGCTGAAATAACTTGATCAGCCATCTTAGAAAAAGCATTGACCACTTCTTGTGAAGTTGCTTTCGCTTTTTCTCCCGACATTGTTTGAAGGGCTGTTAATTTTAACTTTGCACCCTCATACAGATCAGTATAACCTTTAACGCCTTTCAAAGTGCCGGCACTCAAATTTTCACCGTATCTTCGAGCTATTTTTTCATGTTCTTCTTGTTTTCTTTTTAACTTTTCTGTGGCCTCATGCGCAGCATAAAGTCCTAGTCCCAATCCGCCTAACGCCGCAGTTGTCCCAACAATCGCTAGACCAACTGGACCTGTGAATGTCATTAGCGCCCCAATTGCTGCAGTTAGGGTTCCAACTGCTCCGACAACACCAGTAATTGCAAAAGCTAATGCACCTGTAGAAGCAATGACTTCCTGAGTATCACTATTAAGTGAATTCCATTTGTTAGTTAAATCTGTTATAAATCCCGCTGCACCTTTCAATGCCGGAGTTAAAGCATCAGTTAATCGTATTTTTGCTGTTTCTAAAGCTCCGTTCATTTCTTCTACAGCACCAGCTAGGTTATCTTTCATCGCACTTGCCGCTTTTTGTGAGGCCCCGTCAGATTCACGTAAAGCTCGAGACAAATCACTTAATGCTTTCGGACCTGCATCAACCAAGTTTAAGAAACCCGTCATCGCTTCTGTTCCAAAAATCGTTTGGAACGCGTTTAGCTTTTGTTCCTGAGTTAAATTTTTCGTTGCTCTTTGAAGTCTACTGATAACCTCCGGAAGAGGAAGCATGTTTCCTTTAGCATCTTTGATATTGATGCCCAATTTATCCATTACAGTTGCCGCATCTTTTGTTGGGGAAATTAATCTTGTAAGCCCCATGCGGAGTGATGTACCAATCTGTTCAGCTGCCATTCCTCGATCCCGCATAATTCCTGTTGCTGCAGCTAATTCTTCAACAGAAATTCCTAACTGCTTCGCGATCGGTGCCGCATATTTGAAGGAATAACCCATGTCTAAAATGGATGCATTAGAACGGTTCGCAGCCATTGCAAATACATCGGCAATATGAGCCGATTTAGATGCTTCTAACCCGAATCCTCGAATGGCGGCAGCCATAATTTCAGAAACAGTGGCCATATCTTCTCCGCTTGCCTCAGCTGCAGCAATAACACCAGGCATTGCGGATAAGATTTCGTTAACTTTAAAACCGGATGCGGCAAGCTGTTCTTGACCTTGTGCCACTTGGCTAGCTGATTTAGTTGTAGATGCCCCAAGTTCTAGAGCTTGATCTTTCAATTGCTGTACTTGTTCAGCTGACGCTTCGGAAATCGCACCAACACGGCTAACCTGATAGCCAAACTCCATGCCAACTTTAACAGCGTCCCTCATGGCAAAGGTAACAGCTGTAACGCCAGCAGTCGCAGTTACTCCTACTGACGTTCCGATTGATTGCATTCTGCTGCCGATTTTATTCATGTTATTTGTAAAACCAGCAAATGCAGAATTCTGCTTATTAATTTCCTTTTGCAACTTATCAATTTTCGATGTTGTTTGAGCCAACTCATTTTGAAAACCATTTAAAGCCGCAACAGCTTTATTTTTCTCAATGATAAGTTTTTGAGTTTCTTCTGACTGAGCTCCGGTTACTCTGATAATCCGTCTATATTCCTCTTCAAGACGCTTAATAACTTTTTGTTGTACTTCAATTTTTTTTGTTAATTGATCTGCATAAAGCTGTGTTTGTTTTAATTCATCACCAAAAACTCCAGCTTCAGAAGCTGCAAGCCGATATTGAGACTGAATCTTCTGCATTTGCAAAGATAAAGCATTCATTTCTTTGTTAAAACGAATGCTCTCTTGCTTCTGCTTAAATTGATCAATGTATTCGTTAGTTTGTTTGATTTGATTTTGTAATTTATTTAATTCAGCAGTTGCGTAGTTAAGCCGCCTTGCTAAATTTTGAGTTTCCTTCGCATCTTCGCCTTTTTTTGCGACTGAATCTTGGTATGCTTTCTCAAGTAGAGAAACCTTTTGTTTTTGCAAATCAATTTGTCTGTTTAAAAATTGAATTCTTGATTCAGCTTGTTTTAATTCATTTCCCCAATTTTTAATACTAGTACGGGCTGCTTCGAATTCAGATTTAACAAGTTTCATCTGTCGTGCGACAGAGCTCATTTCACTTTTAAATTGAGTTGAGTTTGAGTACAAACGGATTCGGACATCTTTAGCCAAGTTCTCACCTCCCTCCTACCCTAAAACTTGATCAATGTAGAGAACTTCCCTTTCTTTCTTAGAATTTTTCCTTCTCGCCAATAGTTTTAAGTGATAAACAATGTCCATTTCGTCTATTTGATTTTGAGTGAAGCCGATATCAATTAAAGAGTTATATAAGTCCTGAACGGCTTCACTCATGGTCAGTTTTTTGATTCACTTTGATCATTTTTACTTTCTGCATCCGTAAGCATTTGAATAGCAAGTTCAACATTCCCTATCACATAATGAGTTGTTGCATAGACCGTGTTAAGTATTTTTCTAGCATCCATACCATTTTCAAACTGCTCAATATCAAATTTGTTTTCAAAAACATCGCAAACAAATTGAAAATATTTGTC